CTTCTGTATCTCTAATTGCCCTCATTGCATCTAATGCAGTTTGTAATTCTTTTGAAATCATCTAGCTCTCCTTGTTTCTAACTATAATTAATAATAACATACTTCTAGTATATGTCAACCTTTTAATTCGTTTTGGTTTATTTTTATCTGATTAACTATGTAGATAATTAATAGTATGTCTTATCCAATCGAACCAACAGTGTTTTTGCCTGAGTCTTATATATTCGAAAACGAATGGTATGAGAAAGACTTCTTTCATAGTCCAGATGGCATACAGGAGTTTCCCAACCATCACTGCAAACTAACATGGCTATTAAGCCAACCTTATGTAAAACATTTTCGCAATGCAGTTGATATTGGTTGTAGGGATGGAGAGTACACACGTTATCTGCAAGAACATTTTGGTCATGTATATGGATTTGATCCACGTTTCCGAAAACTATTTCCACGTAATATACGTAAAGATAAGGTAACCTACTTCAGATGTTGTGTAGGCAATACCATATGTGAATATCCAAGAACTGACGGAAACTATGGCAACCCAGACTGGAAAGACACTATATATCCACTGGATGATTTCAATTTGACAAATGTAGATTACATCAAAATAGATACAGACGGCTTTGAATATGATATAATCAAAGGTGCAGATAAAACCATTAGAACCTACCAACCACTAATAGTATGTGAAGCACAACCAGATTATCGTAATCAAGATCGTGCAATAGAACTATTAGAAGAGCAATACAACTATCATGTGGTTGCAGTGTGTCCAAGAAACATAGACAGGATAATGTTACCAAAATGAAAAACGGATTACCCAAATACATATTCTTTACAGGTGTGCCTGGATCACGTTGGAGTGGCATAGCACAGGAAATCAAACAAGATGTGCGTTACGATAGCAGTGACAGAGCACCACACAGAGTTTACACTCACAATCAATACTCAGGACACAAAGAAGCATACTTTGGTACAGGCATGGAGTTTCCTGCTATACTAGACGAAGAGAACTTGGAAGAACCATTTGAACGTTCAGGTACAAGACTGTTGATGAGTCATGAATGGTGTTATCATTTTGATGCAATAATCAAAAAATACCCTGAAGCATGGATACAGTTGATATACAGAGAAGATGGTAGTAGTTTTGTTTGGTGGAAACAAGCAGGTGGATGGGATATCACCTACCCTGACTATTCATGGTACGAAGATGACGAAACTATGTTTTCCAGAATACGTGAACAGAATCAACTGATACTTGACTTTGCCCAGAAACATGTGTTACAATGGATACAACATCACAAACATAATGATATTTTTATTACCACCTACAAAGGCAAATAATGCTTAATATTAATTACTATTTTGGCACTGGTGGATTCTATGCACTTTGGATAGTGTTATTAGGTACTGATCTCAAATGTATATTTGACGACAAACGTAGTTTAGAAGAAATTTATAAAGACCATTGGAATATTTCAGGTGTTGACACATGGAAAAAAACTGAAATATGTCCTATTAATCACAAGGATAGTGACGTACAGTTTTTTTGCAACCCAGAAAGTGATACATGGAAAAACCAACATACAGGTAAACGTGTTGTAATCTATACCGATGTACAAACACATTTTAAACTTGCACACGCAAAACACGCAGGACCATGGATTGACAAAACCAATCCGCCAGATATGCTTAATCCTGTACTCAAGCCCTACAATGACATAAAATCAGAACATTGGCCAGAAGTTACCACATATGATCAGTTACTTTCTCTAGAAGATTATCAAAAACAAGAACTTGAATTAAGAACTCCTTTAAAAATTTGTGGTAACTTGTTTGAAACTTTTGCATATGTAAACAGTGTTAAATGGAATAATCAAAACATCTATTATCATTATAAAAACCAAATTGATATAGATCAGGCAGATATATGTTGTAACTTACTTGATATTGTTAAGACAAACGGTAATTGTTTATTAAAACCTTTAGGGTATAGTACAAATCAAAAATGCATCAACTTTACTGACCATTACAAAAAACTTCACAGAGGATTAATATGAATCATAAAATATTACACAAACTAGAAAACATGATACACGTATCACCACAATTGATACGCAATCCAGAAACAATGCGTCAAGCAATACGTGGTACGTTTGCAGTAGACGTTGAGGATGTAGAGTTCAACACCATTGGTGAACTGGTTGACAGAATAGATGATAAAGTATTAGATGGTTACTTTAGGCATGTGTGGCAAAGTGAAACGTCAAAGTACAAGTATTCTGGACCAGCATTGATTGGTGAGATCAATCAACTAAAGCCACGTCGTGTGTTAGACATTGGTTGTGGCTACAACGAATTTCGAGGCAAGATAGACAACATAATTGGTATTGATCCATTCAATGATGCCGCTGATATATGTGTTAAAACATTGGATTACCATCCTGAAGAACGTTTTGATGCAGTGTTGGCATTGGGTTCAATCAACTTTGGATCAACATCAAAGATATTTGCAGAATTAGAACACGCAGTAAGTTTATGCAACCCAGGTGCAGTACTGTTCTTCCGTGCCAATCCAGGATTGCCACATCCTAAAGATGAATCAAACTGGATACACTTTTATCCCTGGGACGCTAACTTTGTGGTCAATTGTGCTGATCAACTCAACGTAGACATACTTGACCTACGCACAGATAGTCATAAAAATCGACTGTACTTTGTTTGGCGTACTAAGTAAAAACAATACACTTACAAGCAACTTCTGAATGTAAAAGGGTTCGCTTGTAAAACCCCCTAAATTTTTTAAGGCACTGCTGTTATGGCCGTGGATTCGTTATGGCGGAAATTTATGCCCTTGTGGCAGGTACATTATATGGATTACTGATAGGTATTATACCCGGAGCAGGTGCTACCACTGGATTGATATTCTTATTTCCTTTTATGATGATGTTTCCAGATCCTTATCTAGCAGTTATCTTTGTAATGGCAGTTGTGGCTGCATCAACAACAGGTGATACCTACACAGGTGTGCTATTGGGCATACCTGGTGCTAATAGTGCGGCAGCAACAATGGTAGATGGCTTTCCACTAGCACTACAAGGTCGTGCAACCTATGCTATCAGTGCCGCAGTAACAACATCAACTGTTAACGGATTACTATGGGGTAGTTTGGTTTTCTTTTTATTGCCTTGGTATACAGGACTAATAATGATATTTGGTGTTCCAGAACTGTGGGCGTTTACCTTGCTTGCATTAGTGACAGTTACTTTCGTTAGTAACCGATGGTGGGTACGAGGATTAATTGCATTAGGTATTGGAATATTTGTTGGAATGATAGGAGTTGATCCAAATACAAATGCTGATCGTTTTACATTTGGTTGGGGATATTTGGCAGATGGCGTACAGATATTGCCAATGATTGCAGGCTTGTTTGCTATACCAGAATTATTAGATGGACTTAAAAACAGACACACAACTGCTTCTCCAAACACTGCAAACGGAACACAGACTCGTGAAGGAATCTTAGCAGTATGGGAAAATCGTTGGCTAGCACTACGTGGAGGATTCATTGGTGCATTTATTGGCATACTTCCAGGACTAGGTGGAGCAATGGCAGATTGGATGGCATATGGTCAAGCAGTTGCAACAACAAAGAATCCCTCGGTGCCTTTTGGTAAAGGAAACATAAGAGGAGTCATTGGACCCGAAGGTGCTAACAATGCACAAAAGGCAACATCAATGATTCCTACAGTGTTGTTTGGAATACCAGGGGCTCCATTTGCGGCCATTATCATTGGTCTGTTTATGTATTTGGACTTTGAACTTGGTACTGTTGATCTAGCACAAGACACCAGATTCTTTGATAGTATGCTATATGGATTTATGTTGGCAACTTTATTGGTTGGTGCATTGTGCTTGTGGCTAACAAAGTATATTGCAATGATTGCAACTGTACCGTACAAATACTATTTCCCCTTGTTGTTAACGTTTATAGTAGCGGCATGTGTGCAATACACAGGTGGATGGGAAGATTATGCTATGTTGATTATCTGCTCCATAGTAGGAATCAGTGCAAAGAAATTCAAGTTCTCAAGACCTGCAATGCTATTTGGTTTTATACTTGCAGAAAGAGTTGAGGCTTTAACTATACAGATGCACGGTCTGTATACATTCGACAGACTGTTAACTCGTCCTATATTTTGGACATTGATAGCAGTCGTAATAGCTGTGTTAATTTGGGGTTTAACCAAACGCAGCAAATTAGATTATGCATAACATAGGAGAAACAAGATGCGTAAATTACTACTAACACTAGCACTGTTGCTAGGATACACTACTTCGGCAGTTGCTGATTATACTTTTGTTGTACCACAAAGAGCAGGACAAGGAACAACTGTATGGGCTGAAATAATTGCCAAAGAACTAGAACCTTTTTTAGGTGAAAAGATCAATATTAAAATGTTACCAGGGGCGAGAGATATTCCTGGATTTAACAAATGGCACAACGAAATGCGAAATGATGATAAAACTGTAATGGTATCACATGGCGGTAACGGTGTTTCATTTTTACAAGAACAAGTAGACTATGATTACAGACAGTACGATAGTGTTGGCATGATGAACCTAAACATCATTGCTGGTAAACGCAAAGGTGCTGATATGGACAAGCCAGTATTTCCAGCAGGTTCAGGAATGGTTCCGGAAGCATTTGCAATGGCATTGCTTATATGTGGTCCTGACTTAACTATGGAAGAATACATTGCATGTTTTAAAGAAAATGTTACTTGGGTTAAAGGAATGAAAACATCCGAAAGACGTTTAGCATTCAAACGTGGAGAACTTACAGGTACAAGAGAAAATCCAGCAACTTATAAGAAGCACGTTGCACCAGATGCCAACGCAGAACTTTGGTTTCATCATGGACTACTACAACCAGATGGTTCACATGCAGATGATCCAAACTTTCCAGGATTACAAATGGAAATACTTTATGAAGTATATTGGAAACAAACCCCTAAAGGCGAATTCTATAATGCTTACAAATTGGTAAAATCATTCCGTGATGGATTACAAAAAGCATTATGGGTAAACAAAGGAAATCCAAATAGAGACAAACTTGCTGCCGCATTAACTGCAATGAGCAAGGACCCTACTGCAATTGCTAACCTGATCAAAAAGAACGGTAAGTATGATTGGTATATTGGCAAAGCAGGTGATGCACAACGTGATAAACTGTTGACCTTTGTTAGTGAAAAAACATTAAAGAACCTAGTGAAGTTCAATAAAGAAGCACTAGGACTTAAAAGTATATACAAGGAAGAGTTAACAAAATAATGCAAAGCAATTGGGACACATTAAAGCCCAGAACTGACTACCATTTTGATGCATTTAAAACAGACCCGGCATATGACAGTATGAAATATGTCGGGCGTTTTATGGGTGACTGGAGTCAAGAACTGGCAGAGACCGTTGAATCAAGCAAAGCAATAACTTGGCGTAATAGAAATCCTAAAGATGGAACAAGTAAAGAAATTGATGCTGAAGAATATGATTTAGTTCGTTCTGGTGCTGATGCTGACCTGGTGCTTACTAACCTTGAATATGAATTACTGCCTGTGTTTCAACGTATGACAGATGCACTGCATTTATCAGGTGGTGATAAAAAAGAAATACAAAGTCGTGTGCATGTACAACATCCTGGACAAGTGTGGAACTTGCACATAGACAAACTTGAAAAATGGTTACCAGAAGATCCACATAGTGTATATCGCTTTATGGTTATGCTAAATGATTGGGAACCGGGACACTTCTTACAATACGGTAACTTTGTACACACAGGCTATCGTGCTGGAGAAATATACAGTTTTGATTGGTATAACACTCCTCACTGTACTGCTAATGCCGGCTTAGGCCCGCGTTGTACAATGTTAATAACAGGCGTAGCAACAGACCGCACACTGCGTATGTTTAGCACCTACAATAATAAGATATCAATATAATAAATGGCAATAAAAAATAATAACCAATTATTGGTTTGCGTTAAATATGCGAGTGCAGTTACCATACTTGTTGCAATGGTACTGCATGTTGCAGGCATAACTCCTTGGAACAGCATACTACAAATGATAGGTGCTAGTGGTTGGATTTATGTGGGATATAAATGGAATGAAAAAGCAATTATACTAAACTTTTTACCACAGTTTGCTATTATCATTCCTATGTTAATTTGGATGTACTATGAAAATATTAATATTTGGACTTCCTGGTAGTGGCAAGAGCACACTGGCAGAACCTTTTGCTGAACTAATTAATGGCATATGGATAAACGCAGATCAAGTACGAACACACTATGATGATTGGGACTTCACACCAGAAGGACGTATGCGACAAGCAATGCGAATGAAGTTCTTAGCAGACGGAGTTGTTCGTGCAGGTAAAACTGCCATTGCAGACTTTGTATGTCCTACAGAAGCTGCACGAGTGGAGTTTGGTCCAGACTATACAGTGTGGATGGATACAATTGCAGAAGGCAGATTTGAAGATACAAATAAAATGTTTGAAAAACCTTCCAAGTATGATTATCACGTACACAAATGGTTTGATGACACACCACATCAGTTGATGGAAGTTGTACAGAATTATATAGAAAGAAAAAAATAATGTTTGATTGGCAAAAACCAACTGCAATGATGCTAGGAAGATGGCAACCATGGCACGCAGGACACACTGAATTATTCTGTAGAGCACTAAGCGAAACAGGACAAGTGGCAATACTGATTCGTGATGTTGGCGGTATCATTGGCAGAGATGCAGGGGCAGGACGTACCAATGTACAAGAAGACAATCCATTCAGTGCAGCGGAAGCTATTGCTAATATTGAAGTGGGTCTTGATGAAGCAGGATTTACCAATAACAAACAGTACATCATTATGATGGTTCCAAACATTGTTGACATAAGTTTTGGTAGAGGTGTAGGATATACTTTTACAGAACATGATTTAGGTAAGTCGGTTGAGAATATCTCGGCAACCAAAATACGTGCTGAAATGAGAGCCAAAGGTACACTATAAATACTAGTATGCTTAAATTTATACTTGTATTATTGTTAACACTTACACCGGCCACAGTCGCAAAAACTGATATACTGATAACCGGTGGTAAGATGTACCAACCCAAAGACAATAAGAAAAAAACCTATGGAACTGTTCGACCTTTAACACGTACACAAAAGATTCAACAAGGCATAATCATTGAAGACAAAATGACCACTTGTAGGCTTAAGAAAAGAGTTAAGACCAAAAGTGGTGAGGAAGTGTGTATCTATGAAGGTGGTAACAAAACATTTGAAATGGCAATTGAAAAGAACTGCCCAAGATCATATCAATGCAAGTACAACCCGTACGGTGAAGAACCTAGTATTGATAGTGTAGTGGACAGTCTTAACGATGCAATGAAGTAGATTAAAGTATTTTTACTATTACAGCCGGAGCAACGCAGTACAAGTATTCATACTTGATATTGTTCGCTTTAACAAATTCATGCCATGCACCAAACTGTGATTCACCACGGAACTTATATTCATTAAAGTAATCATCTAATGCTATTACAGTACCAGTTACAATATGTGATTTAATATTGTCAAGTACCTGTACAGTGGCATTATAATTATCGCAGTCTATGTTAACAAAACGTGCTGGCAACCTATCATAGTCAAAGTTAGGAAGTGTCTCGTCAAACCAACCTTTTATGATACGACCATTGCTTGGAACCGAAAATGGAATATCACCTGCATGCTGAAACTGATCTTGATGTTCTATTCCACCACGCCATTTGCCACCGTCTGCTAATCCTTTAAATGCATCAAAGCCATATACTGGTTGATCAGCAAGTTCACACAGTGCAATAAAACTTGTGCCATCGTCAACGCCATATTCAGCAACAAATCCATCCAGTGTTGCGTCAACAGTGAATGCCTTGCGCCTAGCATCTAATTTTGCAAGATCATATGTGTACAATGTTTCAGGATATTGATTAGGCACATACTCTGGCTGTGGAAATTGTGCCAACATGTAACCTACAGTACCTCCAATATCTTCACTATCACGAACAGCAGTTTGCTCCTGCATGATATCCATAAATCTGCTTGGAGTCATGTAATGTCTTGGAAGTATCCTATCATAGTAGTCTTTATTTTGCATATCTGTATCCTTGTAAAATATTATTATACACTAGGTTATACTGTATTGTCAATGAATCTTTTGAAATGGTCATCCAATGTTATTGAAGTATCAACTGGTTGTCCATCCCAAGTTTGAAAAATTCCAACTGTATCAAAACAATAACTGTAACGTAACCAAAAATTGTATATGTCTGGTGTCTTACTTACCCAACCCTTTTCTCTCAATAGATTATCATGTTCTTTGCTTAATCTACATGTAGGCACATTAAGAGATTGTATTGGAGTTATTACACCATCAATCAACATGTCTCGAACAGTGCTTGCTGGAATCATGTGTTCAAAGATTCCGTTATCTGTCAAACCTATTTCAACATAGTGTGCGCCAATGTTTTGTTTGATACAATATTGATGACACCTTCTTAAGCAATGCTCTATATCATCACGTATCAATCTCAGTTTTTGTTCATTGTTTACAACAGTTTTATATTTTGCAACATGAATAGCAAGTTCTTCACAATAGTGTTCTATTGTAGCTCGGTATGTCTCCGAGCTACGTTTTATTCTTGTGTGAATGGGTGGACGAAAGTTCTTGGTTGATTCTAACAACATTACGCCACCTGTTTAGGAAATAATCCAGGTGCAGGATTGGTTGCTATTTGAAGTGTTGCACCTTCACCATGATACGGAAGATTAAGTGTACCACCATTCATTATATAAACTTCACGTAGAAAGTTTGCCATCATACTCGCACCATTTGGCTTTGAACCTGGATATGCATGGGAATTTTGATTACGTGCTTTTTCTGTAACAAGATGGCTTGAGTTAAAAGACTTTTTATTAAGTTGTAACACCTGTATCATCCAGTCATCTTGCAATTCATTTTGATTCCAATCTAAACGTGCTAGTTCATACAATCCAATAAAAGCACCTTGTGCAATCTCTTCTTGTAAAGGAAACACAGTTTTTATTGCACTTAATATATCGTTAAGTGTGTCACCACTTTTGTCAAGCTCAATTGCCTTGTATGCATAGTTAAAATGTGAAAAGAAATAATCATTTGGACCACGTCTATTGCTATTCCTAGTTCTCTTATCTTCTAAATCAATATCATTTAAATCAAATTGATCTTGTAACTTACGTGCCGCTACATTCTTTGGTTCACGCGATTTCAGTCTAAAACGTGTAAGTGCGTTACGATGTAGATCACCAGGCGTAAGTCGTGCAACACCTTTTTCATTGAGCATTTCAAATGCATAACTTGGAAAAGCAGGATCGTCAGTTTCAACAACTGTAGCAGGTACTTGGCTAAAACCTAACAATGCCGTTGCAACACTACGCTGTTGGCCATCATAAAGAGTGGTATGCTCTTCTCCATCAACTTTACTGGCACTAGCAGGTGTACAGATCCGAGGATCATATGCTTTCATAATATTGAGAATATGCTTTGCAATTGCCGCACGTTGTACTTCATAATCTAAATACAATGTGTCAATATCTTCCATATTACTTCCCAACGGAAATTTATGTCCATTGCCATCTACACGTGCTCGCATTGCGACAATTTTTTCTTCAGTAATATCAAAATTTGCGTCCAACTCGATACGTACTTCTTCTACTACGTCGGTGAATTTTTTTACTAGTCTCATTATGCCACCTCTTTAAAAAGATCATTAAAAAATGTGTTGCATGCGGGTTCTGTAGGTTCCGCCATTAAGCACATTTTCTCAAATGTATCTACTTCGTATGACCACCATTTGTTTGACCTATTCGGGTGACCATCTAATGTAAAAGGAATTGAAATTTCTTGGATATTATTGGCTGGTAACACAAAAAAATAAAATTTGTTATGGTAGTTTTCGTACACCACATTATACAAACCTTTTTTCAGTTTGCATTTTACATTTGCGCTGTAACTTCGTCCACGACTGTTACTTCGAACAATACTAAATTTTGCATCCATGTTGTTACAAAAGTCCTGGCCAGTACCAAGCACAATTTTAATTTTTTTGTTAACTGAAGCAATAGCAATTTCTAAGATATCTTCGTAGTTGAGAAATAAAAGTTCTTCTTTAGTAAAAACTTTTATATTGTTCTCTAAAATTTTGCCTATTAAGAATTTTTTAATAGGAGTATTCTGGTTAATACGTTTTTTGTACCAAGCAGTGTTTAAACGTGTGTGAATTTTTTCCATTTTGTTACTCCGTTTGTTTAACAATTAAACTAGTCTAGGTACAATACCTTTTCTAGAAGTTAACTTATAATAACACACTTTAAGGCTGTGTCAACCTATTTTTGATTATTAATTCTTTGCCACAGTTTCCGTACACCATAGTTTTGTTTTGGTACGAACATCAACTGTGGTTTTTGTGTTTCTAGATACAGTGGACTTTTCTTGTCTAGTGTTTCTACTATGCTCTGCTGGTGTTTTGCTGTTGGCATTGCTTAACCATCCTTTGCTAGGTTTGTAAGCAAAGCCGTTGTAGTTAGCACCAACCGGTACCCAAAGTTTTGGATCTGCTCTAAGCATATTTACTCCACAAGTCATTCCAATAATCACACACTACTTCATCAATTTCTGAATTGGTATAGTCTGGAACCATATCCGAATGTGCTAGTGCAACTTCCAATGCTTCGCTGATATTTTCTGAATCTCTAACTGCTAGTGCAACTAGATCTAAAAACTGATCTTCTAAATCAAACATATAACTTGACATACTCATATACTTCTCCTATTATCTAACTGTTATATACAGTATAGACTAAGAACTTGGATATGTCAACCGTATTTTAATAAAAAAGCAAAAAAATCACTGTCATTGTGAAAAAAGAAACTGTACACACCTGGGGTG